CGTCGTAGCTCCCGCCTTCCGGCCCCGGCGGGCCGATGTTCCCCGCGCTGCCGTTGATGACTTCGACAGTGTTGATGGTCATCGCGTGATTCCCTGCACGACAGTGACGATGCCAGATGACAATATACGCGTGTAGCCGTCTGCTGTTCCCAGCATATCATAGACGTAGGTCGCCGGCGGAACAAGCGACATGACCGTCGCCGGCACGAGAAGCTGCCAGGTGTTGGCGTAGATCACGATCAAACCGTTGTCGGTACCGCACTTGAGCACGACGGTCGCATCAGGAGGGTTGGCCCGCATCTCGAGCTCGAACGCGATTCCCACCAGATCGATCGGCTGCGGCGGCACCTGCAGGTCATGATACTCAAGGCCGTCCAGCCAATCGGCATTGGTAGCCACGGTCATGTCCATCGCTACCTGTGGCATATAAAGAATGTTCGTTGCCATCGGTGTTTACTTCATCTTAGCGCATTGCTGTCGGAGCCACGCCGGTCGGGGCTACACTAGCCGCAACCGGTGCGACCGGTGGCAGGGTTGACGGTGGTGTGGGCCATGGCGGCGTGCCGACCGGAATGACATAAGCCACGAGCTGACTAAAGGTGAGCGTCTTTACGTTCGCGACCTGGGAATCTCGATAGGAATTAACTGAGGCGATCCAATCCATCGCGGCTTTGGCGTTGGTATACGGGGTGCCGCTGGTCGTAGTAGCCAGCGTGTTAAGAAAGTTTCGTTGCAGGTCGGGCGGGGCATAGCCAAAGATCAATTGCTGTGCCTGTGCAACGACAGAGAATGACGTTATGGTCCGCAAACCAGGAAACATTTTCCCCGCTTGATCAGGGCCAATGAACATCTGAGTGTCGTCCAGAGGCATCTCGTCGGCAGTCCAAGTGAGATCAGATTGCTGGACGATGTTCCTGTAATATTTCGGATCGGGTCGCGTTGGGCTTGCGATTGATGGCATTGAAATTCTCCTTCCTATTAAGATGTTGGATTGCCGGGGAAATCGTTATGAACTCGTGTTGTATCAAAATTTATCGGGCTCCAATTATTTCCTTGACCCGACCAATCTTTTCCGAGCGTCGTAGGAGTACAGGCGCTAGAGTCCTGCCAATTTAGATAAAATCCATTGGTGCCAAAATTCAGCCCAAGGTTGGTTCCTACATCGATTGGAACATAATCGCCATTTACAACCTTCGCGAACTTATCCCAAGTCAAAGCTTGTCCATCGATGAAGATAAACTCGGCCATGCGGCCACGGAAACCCATAGACTCTCCGAGGCAACTCAAGTTCCCTCCGATACAATGCGGTCGCGTCACATTGATGGTCCCATTTGGACCATAAGTATAAGGCCCGCGCGCTACTATGACACTGTCAACATAAAGCGTCGAAAAGGCACCATCGGCGACCCAACAATAATGATGCCACTTAGTGTCGTTAGCCAAACCGACAGCACCCGCCACGTAGCTTCCGGGTAAGGGCTGCGCATATGCCTGCGGGTTATATGGACCAGCTATGCCGGCGTAAGCGTAATTCCAACACATTATAACGGACGGCAAGTTCTGAGTGTCACCATAAATATTCATGCCAGTCCAATCACCGGCACATCCGCCCCAAGATGCGCCAGTATCACCCCCATTCATCATAATATTGTCATCGATGTCTGTTCCTGAATAGCTGGCCTGGAACCAATATGGGCGAAAGAGCACGACCGACCATTTTAAGAAGGCGCTCTGCGTCCATACTGATCTGTTGCTTTGGATCGCAGGGGTACGCTTGAGCATCGGCATGCTACTCCACGGCACCGTAGCCCATGTGCCCGCGTTGGGATCTTGAAACTGCAGCGAGCGCCCGACATACGCGCTAGGTGCCGCTGGAGCTGTTGGTCCGGCACCAGAGTTGTAGACATCGAGGAGTTGCCACTGCACTGAGTCAAAGACGAGAAGCCAGATCTGGTTGGGAACACCGTCCCCAGCCACGATGGGCGAACCGTCCGGATGCGCGACTGGATGAATTGGAAAATTATTAGGGGCAAAATCAGTAGGCCCCAAGATCGTTTGATCTAACTTAACCTCGACGGTTCGTCCTTCGTTGATGTCTGGTAGCACCGGACTGAACAGACCGATAAGATGATTCTTGAAGGCTGCTGTCGCCTGGTTAGGATCGGCAGCACCAGTGTCGTGAACGTACGGGATATCGACCTTAAATTGACCACCAACACCGCCTGCAGCGCCACCAACACCGAGGTTCTGAAGCTGAAAGAATGTGCCGTCACATACAAGCGTGGCGACTTGGCCCGCCATCATGTCATTGGCCTGAAGCTCGCTGCCATCGCGACGCTTGATAGCCGTAGGATTGAGAGAGCCGATGCTGATCGTAGTCGGCCCGGTGACGGTGTGAGCCACGAGCACATGCAAGGTCAGCCCCGGCGTGTAGCTCAATAGGATCGGCATCAAGGCTGGAATCTGCAGTGTGTTTAGCGGACCGCTATCCACACACCAGAGCAATTTGCCGTCACGAATCGCTCGCGTCATCTGGTGCAAATCCTGATCGGTCGGGACCTGCTGCGAGTCAGATATCATATTCACGATCTCGCGCTGCGGATCTTCAAATGCTGCCGCTGGCGGGATCGATCCTTCTGACGCGGTCGCAGGATTGCCGTTCACGTACCCGGCGTCAGGATTGTTGCTTGAAAACGGCGGAACGTACTTCATGTACCAGGCTCCATTCTCTCGGCGTACATTTGAGTAGATATTATCGGTGGCAAACTAGAAGGAGGCACAGGCCACGGCGGCGTACCGACCGGCGGAACATAGGTGATCAGTTGATTGAAGTTGAGCGTCCTAACGTGAGCAACTTCGTTGTCTCTGTAAGTATTCACTGCCGCGATCCAGTTCATCATCGCGACTGCATTGTCGTGCGGCGTTCCGCTAGTTGTCGTTGTGAGGATGTAAAGAGCATTCCGTTGCAGCTCTTGCGTCGCATAACCTGCAATCAACAGCTTCGCTTGTGTCATGACTCCATTGGCCGTCATCGTGCGCAAACCAGCTATCGGATAACTTCGTGCTCCGATAGTCAGCGTCGTATCGTCTAGGTACATCTGGTCCGATGACCAGTTGCCGTCGTCACCTTGAATCACATTTTTGTAGTATCTCTGATCAGGCCGATCTTTTGTGACAATCGCCATGCCGCTCTCACGATTTTGGATTGCCGGGGAAGTCTGTTAGGACTTGAGTGAGTACAAAATTCACCGGTGTGAAGTTGTTCTTGTTGCCAGACTGGTCGGCGCCAAGAGTCGTCTCTGTCACAGCAGTCGCGTTCTTCCAATTAAGATAGTAGCCCTGCGCGCCATACGCTCCCGTGTATATCTTCGGCACGAACTCACCGGCAATCTCATTGGCGAACGTAGGCCAATCAAGCGCGAAACCATCAACAAAGTTAATCTCAGCCATGCGACATCGAGCGCAATACCAGAACGTGCTTGAGGCCGAGCCAATGACTTGGATCTCCGTAGAATTTACTGCCCCATTTCCACTAATCACGCCTTGCGAAATGGTGACGCCGTCGATGATGCAATACAGATTGGTGCCATCCGATTTAAGCAGAACGTGATGCCACTTCGTGTCCTTCAAAACGCCCCACGTGAACACGCCTTGATGGATCGGAGCAGCACTAGGATCACTGCACCCAGAGACCGGGTGCGTCGCATTATTCCAATATAGATTGACGCATTGGTCCTGGTCGCCACCGATCAAGTACATACCGGTTAGGTCACCGCCAGTTCCATTGTTACCTGCTGTAAACAGCGCCTCGGATTGATCGTTGTACCAGCCAGGATAGTAGTATGGCTTGTTCTGGGCTAGCGGATACTTGACGAACGCGCTCCACGTCCACACGGTCCTGTTCCCAGCAGCGAGAGGATTGCGAAACAGATACGGACACGACCCGTTGGGATAGGTCTGGATCGCACCAGCAGACGGATTCATAAACTGCAGCGACTTGAACGATCCTTGCGGCCCTGGCTTGTGAGCCGGAGGTGCATAGTTACTGAGCATCTGCCAAGCAACGCCGTCAAAACACAAAAGCCAAATCTGATTGATGACGCCATCACCGGCTTTGATCTGCGAGCCGTCCGGATGAGTGACCGGATACACCGGAAAATTATTCGCTTTGAAGTCGGTAGGCCCAGTAACATTGTTCGCAAGCTTAACTAAGACCGTGCGGTGCTCCGCAACATCAGGCAATACGGGCGCGTAGAGCGCAATGACATGGTTCGCGGTGCCGGTGTCATGAACGTATGGCAGATAAACTTCGTACCGATCAGGAGCAGCGCCACCAGTGCTGTCGGCTAACCCAGAAAATAATTGAAAGTACGTCCCGTCAAAGATCAAGATTACAATCTGACCGCCTAGCATATCGCTAGCTTGAAGATCAGTACCATCCCGTCGCTTGATGAAGATAGGATTAAGGCCACCTATCGCGATATCAGTCGGCCCAGTTATCGTGTGTGCGATCAACACATGTAACTCGAGACCAGCCTGATAGCCAAATCCAGCAAGAGACGGATTCAAATCAGCAAGCTCGACGTGATTGAGAGGACCAGTATCAATCTCATAGATGAGTCTGCTGTCACGAGCCGCCCGCGCGGCTTGATGCAAGTCGGTATCGTCCGGCGTCTGCCTAGAGTCGCCAATCAGATTAACGATCTCACGCTGCGGATACTCCATCGACGCAGCTGGAGGAATCGAGCCCTTAACCCCAAGAGGAGGATTGTCATCTTGATAGGATGCGTTCGGATCGGGGATGCCATATGGCTGATGATAAAGCATTGCCGCTCCTAAGGTGTTCCAGCCATCGGATCGTCGATGCCAGTGCCACTTCCAATATTGCTGTAGTCAAAGATGATGTCCGTATGAGCAGGCTTCCATCTCCGCAGCAAACACTCGAGGTCTTGCGCGTAACCGATCTCGAGATGATGCTGCACTCCTGCCTGACCCGCACCAGCACGAAACCACATCAGCGGAGCGTTCATGACGTGGACGGTCCAATAAAATCTAATTTCTGGCGGACCGATCCTCCAGAAAAAGTCAGGATGGGTATCGAGATGGTCGCCTGGGGTGTCGTTCCACGTTGCCATCCCTTCCGTATCGCCAAGCTGCGACACTCCGCACATGAATGGTGACCGTTCGGTGATCGTGATCGTGTAGCCAAGCCAAGCCGCGATGCCAATGAAGAATTGTCTGTCTTGCGCACCAAGCAGCGTCATCTTCATGATCAGCATCGCGTGACGCTGATCGATGGTGTTGGTTTTCTTGAAGCAGGGATCTGGCAGACCCCAGTTCCGCTCCCAATCCGTCAAAAGTTCGATGGTCAGACGCGGGTCACTTTCTCTCTCGAGAAGGTCCCCAGCGCGCCCGTCAACGAAGCCCCAATAATCCGCCAATCCAGCAATGACCTGCATCAGCACGCTCGACTGATGACGCGGCCACGCAGGTCCCCACGGCAACAAGTTGCCAAGAGCTACGGCATAATCACTGCCAAAACGACGAACATGTTGGTCGGCCACGGCTCATCCGCCCGCGTATATGATCGACCCAAGAATGGCGATATGGCCAGGCGTCGGCATCGGGGTCGTATCATAGTTCATCTCGTGATAGTTTTCTCCGATCGAGCTGCTGATGGCCTCGTCAACCCAAGAACGATATATCGTCCCACCTGGAACGGCCTTCGTCAAGATCATCTCGCCAAGCTGAACTTCTACCGAAGCGCGCGTCGATTGAGAGTCAACTACCAGCTGAGTTATAGCTATCTTGAGAGGAAACGGAATCGGAGCGACACAGAAGAAATCCTTAACGGCCACCGGCCGCTTGGTATCAAGATAAGCCTGAACTTGCGCCACATCCTCGGCCAACGGTATGCCATAGTTATCTGCACGTAAATCGTCGCACATGAACCTGAGAGTGACCGTGCCGATGCCAACTTCCAAAGGCGATGCCCAGGCTCGGGTCACGCCAGGAACCGCCAGAGCCCATGCTTCGTAGTCGGTGGCATCGCCGCCCATCGGCGGCTCTTGGATGCGCTGAAGGACCCGGGCCCGCAGCTCCTCGTCGGTCTCTACGTCCGCCCCGCCTGTCAGCTCTACGACCGCTACTACCGTGTCAACTCCAGGAGGAGAAACTGAGAAGGACATAGCCGTCCCGACAGGGAGATTCCCCAAAGTTCCCGGAGTAATAGCTCGGATCGGGATCGATGTCGCAGTAGGACCTATGACGATCTGAGTGCTAGTCTCATAATCGATCTGATTTGCCGCAGTCAGAATCGTAAACTGAGGAACGATGCTGCCCTGCGTCCCGGTGGCAGCAACTATGCCTACGGCCAGAGTTGCCTGCTTGCGACCTGTCGTTCCGTCTGCGTTGACGAGCCATATCTGACCGTGGCGGTCAAGCCAGATCGTCTCGGCTGTGTCCGGGAGGAGCTGCTTTGCCAACCAATCTAGATACTGGAGAGTCAGGTGGCAGAGAGCGCCCATGGCGTCCGACAAGACCCGCAGAATGCTGTTCGGTACGTTGGCATCTGAGCCTGGCAGCATAGCGCGGACGCTGTCGCGTACCAACGACCTGACGCTTCGCAATGTTGGAGTGGACCACGGCATCTGTCACCCGGAGGAACTCACGAGCTCGTTCCACAAGATCTGATATTGAAGACTTATCGCAAGCAGAGGACCACGATAGATGGTTACGCTGGCATTGATCTGCTGATCACTTATCCGTGCTGCGGCTACCTCGAACCTGGAACAGATCTGAAGATCTACGAAAGGCTGAAGCGCCTGCCTGATGTAGTCGATGACCCGCGCCAGAGTCGACCCTTCCTGGGCATTAGGGTCGAGAATCTTGGCCCGCGAAAGAAGCCAGAGCTTCGACCCGATCGGCCACCCGCCCCATATCACCTGAGCGTCGAGATCGCCCCACCAGCCTTGGCGATC